TCCTACTGTTCCAGAGTTAGCAACGTCTACAGTAAATGTAGTGTTAGTTGCACCTACAGAGATTGCTGTAATCTTTGCAGAAGAACCTACGTTGGTTCCAGAGATTTTATCTCCAACCTCAGCACGGCCACCAAATGCAGCATTTGCTGCCACGATAGTAAACGCACCTGAAGCACCGCTAACTGCAGATGCAGTTGCTAGTGCTGTTTGGTCTGCGCCAGTCTTTGCATTATAAAGACGTGCTGACTCAACATAGTATGCACCTTCGTAGTTACCGATTTCTCCTGCCCAAATGCGGTCTTGTGAAGAACCGTATTGGTTAGGTAGCAACCAGCCTTGTCCTGAAGAGGACTCTGCACGTAGGTCATGTGATACTTCTGGGTGAATACCAGTCCAGTATAATGAACCTTTACGGCCGATAGCCTTAGCAGCACGTAACTTAGCAACTACCTTGCGGACGTCTGCTGAGTCAAGTGTATCTGATGCTGTAAGAGTTGCAGTTGATGTACGAGTTCCACCAAAGATTTTATTTGTTCCGCCACGCAATGTTTCCATTGCTACAGCGTCAATTGAATCTGCTAGGTTGAAAGCGATAATGTTTGCGATTGCTGGGTCTACATCAGCAAGGCTGAATAGTTCCAACGCACGAGTTACCAACACAGAATTTCCATACTCATTAAGAGTAATAGAAACGTTGGTTGGTGTAGACATTGCTACTGCATCTGGGTCAGTTGTTTCTGTCAGAGCGGTAGTGTTTGCGGCCAAGTCAACATAGCGTTGTAGAACAACGGTTGAACCTGGTATTGATTGGCGGGCAGGTGTTTTATCTGCGACAGAACGAATTAATGGTTCTGAGCGAAGAGCAAACTCAAGTAAGCGGTCATACGCTGCTTGAACAAGACCTGCACTGCCAGAAGTTCCTCCTAATGAGGACGAACTAGTTGATACAAAGGCGTTTGCCATTTGTTGTCACCTCCAAGGTGATAGGAATTACTATGGATTAAATATTACTACGAACGGAGGATAGAAAGAATTTCATCTGCAGATTGTGCATTTGCTATTCTTGATTCTATGTCATCCGTACGTTCGGAGGTCAATGAGTTCTGAGTAAGAATATCTTGCTGCCGTAAGGCTGCTCGATTAACTTGTTGTTCCTCAGATACCTCAGGCTTACTTAATCCAAACAATTCGCTATTATCATCAAGCCAGTTATTAACTGACTCTTCACTAATATCTTCTAAGTCTTTAAGGATTAAGCGTTGTGCCTTTAAATTGACACCCTTCTTTTCTAGGACTTCCTTGACGACTCTCTCACGCTGCACCTTGGACAATCCCTCAAGTTGCTCAGTGAGTTCCTTAATACGCTTTTCATCTGCACGTTTGGCCTTCCTTAGTTTCTTAACTAAGTCATCGCCTTGCAGAGGTATATCGTTATCTTGGTCTTCGTCTTCGTCTTCCCAGTAGTTGTTGCTCATAGCAACCCACCCTTCTATTCGTTGTAGTCGCAAGCCACAGGTCCCAATCGGGGAATCGGTCTGGCTCTTGCTATCGGTCTAATACGCTATGTGAGGCCGATGGATTCACATAGGAATCTATTTTAGAACTGTCCTGCTGAAGAACCTTTAGTTACGTATGGTGAATTTGTAAATGCATTTATACCAGTACCTGAACTACCAGAGAATAAACCTTCTTGTAATCCTTTTAATCGTTCTTCTTTACGTTTAGCAGACGCTAAACCTTTAAATTTTGCAGCCTCTGCATCTGTTTGATTATAAGTAATACCTGACTCACTAAAAATTCTAGTTGCACCTTCAAAGTTAGATAAGTCTTGACCAATATCAGCATAACCAACCTGTGCTTGTTGTCTATTAATACCAAATCTAGCAAGGTCTTCAGCACTTGTCATAGTGGCTGCCAGTCCTTGTCCTATTGCAGCACCACCTATTTCAGCAGCAGTTGCTTTTTCTTTAAGATTTACTAAAGCCTTCTTAGGGTCTAGGAAATACTGAACAAGGTCTGCTTCACCAATACCATAAAATTGTTGGAATGCATTCTTAGTTCCTGGGTCAGCCATCTTAACTCTATCTACCGCAGTAGATACTCTGTCAGTAAATTCAAGAGCAGATATATCAGCACCAATAACATCAGCCATTGCTGTCTGCTTAAGACTTCTATCTACACCAAAGTAATTCTCAAGACCATATGATTTAAGAGTCTTTGTGTAGTCATCCTCTAGTGCTAGATATTCCGCTTCACTTAATACATTTAATCCAGCAGAACGTCTTAATTCATTTCCTCTAAATCTTTTAATATATGGTGCGTTATATCTAACATCAGTCTTCAAAGCAAGGGCTGCTTCTTCTGGTTCATACCCTTCCTTCATTAAAGTCTCAAGTGTTGCCGCTAACTCACCTAAACCATACTGAGTAAAGACATCTTTAAGAAGAGCGAAAGCATTTCTTCTGGCTTTTTCATTTTGCATTTTTGCATAAGCAAGAGATGGGTCTTCACCGCCACCTTCATCAGGTGGTGAAGGAGGTGGTTCAACAACTGTAGTAACCGTACTTGATGGACCGTATGGTGTTGTACCTACGCCACCATATGGATTAAAAGGTCCAGTTGTATTAAAAGCATTTTTAATAACTTGAGGTTTAGTTTGTGTTACTGGTTTAACTACTGGTTTTGCTATGGTTGTAGGAATACCACTATAACCACCAGAAATTGTTCTAGGAGCAGGGGCAGTAGGTTTAGCAATAACCGCAGGTATCTTAGGTGCTGCTGGCTTAGGTGCAATTACTGGTTTAGGAGATGCCATTATGCTATCAATCCAAAGTTGCGGAGAATACTATTAGCGTATCCAGCAGCAGTCTCTCTAGCATTTGCAGTATCGCCCCAACGTGGGTCCTTCTTAAGAGCACGTTCAAAATCAGTCAAGTTCATCGCTCCTTTGTTTCCGTTATTCTTAAGTGCCATTTGAATAGTTGGATTTAACACATCAATTTGTGATTCTGGTATTTCTAGAATCTGACGCATTGTGTATTTATAGTTGGCAGATAAATCGTCTAGGTCAACATCTTCAGATAGAACATCTGATAGATTAGAATAGGTAGCCTTAGATATAGCAAGTAACTTTGCATTGATTGATTTAGTATCGTTCTCATTATTTTGCAATGAACTTGATACATACTTCAAAGCATCTTTATTACTTAGAGTTACACCGTATCTCTTAGCATAGGCTAATGTGCTATTAACTGCCTGAGCAGCACCTGAGCCACCCTTTAATACTATATCAATATCAGAACCATTAAGTGCTTTGCCAGCAATCTTACGTTGTATCTGTTGTATATCTGCATCATCTAATCTATATTCACCAGTAACTCTTCTTGAAGTACCACCAGAATCTGTTTCAGTTTGAGTAGTAACCTGAGCATTCTTTTTTTCCTGCGCTCTTAACTCTTTGTAGTATTTATTTAATTCGTCTTCTGAAGCAGGTCTTCCTACATAGTCTATAAAGAATCTATTTAGGTCAGAATCTGCCTCATCTTTTTTAGTTACATATTCATCATAACTTACTTGTGGTCCACCAAGACCAGCAGTCTTAAGGTCTTCTTGAACATAATTAAAAAATGATTTTGGCTCAATGTTATTTTTATTAGTCTCTAAGTCATTTACCATTGCCTTGGTATGTTTTTGCAAAGCAAATGCTAATGCTTCGCCAAAACTTTTACTAGTGGTATCAAGTCTATTGTAATCGTTTTGAGGGATTCTAAGACCAGCATTTCTTAAGTCATCAAACAAACCCTTAAGCCCACGAGGGGACTTAATAGAATCTTGTATAACTCTTCTTCTTACTCCATCAAAATCAGATGTAGAAGGTGCATAATCATTAACAAGTTGGCCAGCCTTTTCTTTCATAAACAATGGAACTCTAGTTTGAGGTCCTATGTATATATACTGTCGAACTTGGCTATCACCTTCAGTACCACTAACCCAACTACTACCATCTTCAGGGTTAACTGTTATTTTTAAACCTTTAGCATTAACATCTTTTACAAACTCATTATCACCAGCATATTGCTCATTGCCAACAGTACCACCAGTTGCAGTTATCTGTGCATCTTGTAATGCTTTAATTTCTGCTTCTAATTTTGTGGCTTTATCTCTTTGAAGAGTATCTTGTGCAGTCTTTAATTCTTTTTTCTTATCTTCAATTTCTTTAGTTCTTTTGTCTTGTTTCTCAGCATCTGATATTGCAGACAATTCAGTATCAATTGAATTTATTTCAGCAATACGTGCTTGAACTTGAGCATCTAATCTATCTAATTCAGCCTTTGCTATCTTGTATCTTCTATCATCGTTACCATCATCCCAAATAGCCATCTGATTGCGTTGCAACTCCATGCTTGCAGCATCACGGGAATTTAATGCTTTGAGACCTCTTTGCTTGTCTCTTAACTCACGTTGCTTCTTTGATTCAGCCATTATTATCCTTTGTATGCTTTAGCGGTATAAGTATCACGGGAGTAGTAACCAAGAATTGATTTAAATATTGCTCTGCTTGCCTCAGTTAAAATAGCATCTCCACTACTTAGGCTTGCAATCAAGTTCTCTACTTCATTCTTGAAATTTCTTTTAATATCAGCAAAGTTCTCTGCCTCACGAAGTGAAGCATCGTTAGACAAAGATACAAACTGACGGATTCTAGATGTAACCATTGCTAGTCTCTGACGTGTTCCAACTGGCATACTAACAGATGAGTCTTTGATTATCTCTTCAAGATTAGATAGCATATTTAGTTCTGTTGCTACTTCATTACCACCAGCCACAAGTGCTGCTTCTAGTAATGGGTTAGACATCTTAAGCAAAGCACGCTGTCTTGTTGATTCAGCAATCTTTGCAGTACGAGCACTGATACTAGGTGTTGACTTCAGGAATTCTTTTTCTTCTTTACCAATATCGTAATAGGCTTGTTTATCTTTAGCCACCAAAACATCTAGGTAGTATGCATCTAAAGACTTATCTTTAAGTAATCCTGCTGCTTCCAGATATGCATAGGTAGGGGCATCAAATTCACCAACATGAGGTGCAAATATCCAGGCTGCCTCACCATACTTTTTAACAATGCTTTCATTCTGTATAGCCCAAGACTTAACAGCCTTAGTCTTTTGAATAACCACATTAGTTTGTTTCTCATTACGAGCAACTGTGTAGATTAACTTACCTGGATTCTTACCCACAAATGTAGCAACTGCTAACTCATATGGGTCTTGAATATCACCCTTATACTTCTGAGTTACTGCATTTACTAGGTCATAAAATTCTGGACGTAACCCTGTTATGCCAACCTCTTTAAGGTAATCTGGAAGATTAACACTCTCTTGAACTGATGGTGCTATTGGTGAGAATAGACCAAGAATGTTACGCATTACAACTACGTTGTGAGCAGATATTCTAATTTGCTTTAAGTAGTTATACTTATCCTGTGCTGATGCATTAGGGTCTAAGTACTTAGCCATATCTTCATCAGTATTAAAGGCTTGATTGTAGGCAATAGCCTGCATAGCAGCAGTTGATTCTTGCCTATCCTTCTCATCTTTAGGTACTATTGAATATAGTTTTTGCAGTGAAGAAGGAACTAAAGCACGCATTACTGTTACGCCATCGCCTATATCACCCAAGGCATAGTTGTCTAATTCTTCTGATAACTCTTTTGTTGCTGGTACTTTACCTAGCAAAGACTTCATAGTTATTACGCTTAAGGCACCAATAGGTCCAGATAGTGTAGGCATACCAGCATCTGGGCTAAATGAAGGGTTAGCCAAGGTTAGTCTAAATGTAAATTCATTAAACTTTGGTTGTTGGAAACTCTCTTCACCAGGTCCTAATGCACGTACTGTTCTATCTACAACACCAAATATAACATTATCTGTTGGCATCATGATATAAGGTTCGCCATTGTTATCTTTGTATACACCACCAGCAGCATCTAAACCAAGATGTGCTAGTCGCATACGGAATAAAACTCTAGGCGCTACATCTTTCAGACGATACATTCTGCGCCAGAAGTCTTCAGTAGCACGATAATAACGGCCAGTATTACGTACTGATACTGCAAAGTTAGTTCTGATATTAGGGTTATCAACAAACTTTAATACAGAATCTGCTGCTTCTTGAACAGATATTTCTGTTACAAGTTTCTGAGCATGCTGTAATGTATCTTCCTTAATTGCTAATTTAACCTTATCACCAATAACTTTACCCTCATCTTGATACTCTTTTAGTTTATCTAGATAAAGTTTTGTAGCCATTTGTTTTTCTAATGCAGCATAATTTTTGCGTACATCTAGGTATTTAATCATTACTATTGGCTGACGCAGGATACCTGTTACTTGGTTATCCATTAATTCCATCATACCATTGCCTAATTTGGCAAAGGCATTTTCCATATCAGAGATACCTGGAATTTCAAGAGTAGTAAACAATTCACCCTTAGGTTGGAATCCTTTAGTTAACTCTTCAAAATCTTCAAAGGTTATTTTTTGTGCTGCTGCTTGAGCCTTGTTATATATCGTACTTCCAGTATCTAATTCTTCTCTTAGTAATTCATTATGAAGAGATTTAAATTTATTAAATAATCCTTCGTTAAATCCTGTTGCGCTACCATGAAAAGCCTGACGCATATCTAATAGAATACGGTCAATTAAAACCTCAGCAATTTCCATATCATCTAGTCCTTGCAGACGCAAAGCACTAGTATGGGCTGTCATACCTAAGAAACTCTTTAATGCTTCTGGGTCTTTAACTGTGTGTGTAATCTTTATATCTAATGAAGGTATTACATCTTCATCAAACTGACTTAATAAATTTGTATTCTTTCTTAAACCTACTTGCTCTAATAAACCAATTTTAGCACCAGCAAAATCACGCTCTGTTCTTAAACCTCTACTAAGAAGAAATGCATTAACTGGGTCAAATTTTGTTTTTCCACCAATACCTATAATGTCTTTAGTATTTTTATAGAAACGTTGCACAAAGTTTTCAAAGTGAACTATAGAAATACCACGACCTGCAAGAGATTGAAGTGAAGCCAAAGTGTCTGTGTCTATTCTTTGGCCAGTTCTACCTTGAACTAAACCTGGAAAAAGACCTACGGCTATATCAAGTTCACTCATGTTAACTAACTGCTCAGTTACTTCGGCTGATTGCCGTCCTACAAGACTTGCTCCTGCAGCAATAGACCTAGTACCTGCTGTTAGATACTGTGAATTTAAAGTTAATGCTTGTATTAAGAATTGAACTTCTTGGTCATCTAGTTTACCAGTAAGTTTTTCTGCTCTAGATAAAGGTCCAGTTCTAGGTTTGCCAGTTACCTTATCTATTCCGCGATTTAATGCTCGTGTAATATAGTCAGCCTGGGCAAACTTACGTTCAAGAGATGTTAAATCTTCAGACTTTTTTCCAATTTTTGTAGCATAATCTTCAATGATTTCTAATCTTGCATCTTTGTCGTACATATCAGCAGGAGTTTTTCTGCCTAATGCTCTAGCAATCTTGACTCTCAACTGTTCAGCGCTTTTAGAACCAGAATATGCAGCAGCAATTCTGCCCATTCTATGGCCTTTACGGTCTATGTACTGTAGTAAATCTTTAGCAGGTGCTGTTAAATAATAAATAAAACCTTCGTCAATACTGCTTCGTATACCCAAACGTGGGAAAAGTGTAAAGACAGACCAGAAATTAACAAGTGCACTTGCTTGAGCGCTTTGAGTAGCGCCACCAAACATAGCAGAAACTAACTTTCCCCTATTTGCTTCATAAGAATACTGTGCTAGTTGTTGGTAATCAAGGGTAGATATAGCACCACGTTCTTGAAATGGGTGAATAATACCTTGTGAGTCATATTCTAATACATCACCATTTTGTTTAAGACCAACCTTAGATACAACATTATCAAAACCTACAGGAACACCTAGTTTTTCAGTAACTGCAACTCCTACTGAAGAACCATACTTCTGGTCAAGGGTTTGTTTTATAAATTTTTTACCACTATCTGTTCCATCAATTCCCAAACGTTGCATAATTGCAACATCAAGGCTACGAAGCATGGCAACTTGGTCGTTTGCATCTGCAGCAATAAACTTAACAGTTAAAGCCTCTGATAAATCCTTTGGTAATACCTGACGTGCTGTGTCTCTAAAGACATTTGCAGTTTTAATAGACTGATTATTGTCAATAACATTAAGTTTAATTTCTTTATTTTGTGGGGTACGTGCTGCAAGAAGAGAAACTTTTTGTTTAATGCTTTTACGAGAGAATTTTACAAAGTCTGATATTTCTGGACCTATTAATGTAGCCTCACGGGTAGAACCTGCTTTAACAAGTGCCTTTGATATTTCTTCAACTGACTGAGCAATCTCTTTATTTGTTCCAGACCTAGGATTTAAGAAATTACTTAGTGCTTTTTGAGCACCAGTAGTTAATCTGCGTTGGTTACGTGCAGTTGCTATACCATTACGGAAGAACTGAGCACCGTCAACCCTGCCAGCCATAAACATAGAGAGATTCTCAACGTTTGAAAAAACTGTTTGAGCACGACTAGCATTGATAACATTTTTTCTTTCTAAGAAATCAATTGCTTCATCATTATTATAGCCAGGAAAACGTCTTTTAATATCATTACGTATTGCAATCTTAGCAATCTCATCTGTTTCATCATTAAGTTTTTTAACTGCAGGACCTAGTTGGTCATCCCATAACTTAACTACATCTTTGTTATCACGGAAGATATCTTTTACTCCAGCAACACCAAACTGCTCAATGGTCTTACGCATTTGAGTACCAGTTTGATTCTTAAGACCAAACAATCCTGCCTTAACAGCAGCAGTTGCTCCGCCAGTAACCCAAGTTAGTGGGTCAATGGCAATTTGATATATAAAATCTATTGGACCAGAGATGCCTTGCACTCCAGTTGAACGTGCTATATCTCTACCTGGAGATACCTGTGCAAATTTAACGCCATCCATTACCTGTTGGAATGATTCTGGATTATTATATGCTTCTTCTAAAGCCTCAAGTAATTTTGTATTTATTGCACCACCAGCGGCAGCAATAATTTCTCCTGGTTTCTTACCAGCAATTAAACCTTTTGCTATCTCTACTTTTTCAACACCAAAGTAATCTTGAGCATTTGTTAATGCACCTTGGTCATAAACTCTACGGCCATCCCAAGCATCACTAAATGATTCTTTAGTAAATAAGCCTTCGCCTTGGGCAGCCTGACGTGCCAGCAAGTAAGGTGTATTAATTGTTCTAGTAAAAACACCTGCAGCCTTAAATAATAAAACCAATGGACTCTTAAGAACATTGAATCCAGTTTTCAATGCACCAGTAACATAGTTACTAGCACCTGGTTCTGCTAATTGATAATCTGAATCTGGAAATAAAAACTTTAATTTTTCTTGAGCACTAGGGTCTAGGCCTTCAAATTGTTTACGTGCTTCATCAATAGATAATTGGTTTAGTTTTTTGTTTTTTTCAACAGTCCAACTAAACTGTTCTAATTGACTTCCTTGTTCCATAGGAATATTTGCGGCTTTAGCAGCGGCATAAAGGTTAGGACTAGCCTTGGCTACTATTGGATTAAGACGATATGCCATTAGTACCCTTCGTCAAGTAAACTTCTATATATTAGTTCAGCCTCACCAGATGGGTCGTATGGTATTAAATTTCTAATTACATCTTGGATTGTGTATGAAGGATTAGGCAGTCTTGGCTTTGCTTCTGAGCCAGGTCCAGCACCTATATCAACTCCAGAGGTAATGGGTTCATTAGGACGTGCAGTAGGTGCCATTAATGGTGTTGGCATTTCCATTTGTGGAATTGGATTGCCAGCCATAGGCGCTGCTACTTGGTTGTTATAAGTTTCTTGTCCTTGTCCATATGGTAATCCTGGAATGTAGGTTGCGGGTTGTGTGCCGCCCCCGTCAGTGCGTTGACTAAGAGCGCCAGGGCCTGATATTGGGGCTGGGTTATTTGGTTTTCTATATCCACCTTGCTGTGCCACACTTCCTCCTACTTAGTAAATTGTGTTTTAACATGAACTGGTCCACCGCACCAAACATTATATTGAATTGCTACATGCACTGCTTTTTTAACAGCACCTGATGCTTTGGCATGTGTTTTTGTTTCTGTTTCCATTATTGCTAATGCGCCAAGGGCTAATCCCCCACCTGCGCCTATTCCGTATAAACCTCTATCATCTCGCATATATCCATAGTCATCACTAACTTGATATAACTTTCCATTAAAACAAATTAATGCATCCCATCCAGAATCATCATCGTTCTTAGTCTTAGGTGCTGGGTCGTAACCTGCTTCAGTTAGAGTTTGTTTTATAGATGGTAATACTCTAATCATCATAAATCTATCTGGGTCTTGCGTCTTAATTACTTTAGGTGGTTGCCATAAGTTATTAAGGATATCTCCTGCAATAGCATCGCCTGCTACTGCAACTAAAT